ATGGACATGTAGATGCTTACGCAAAAAATGGTATCTTTGACGAATTTGAAGGCGACTTAGATGAGCGTAATAAAGAAGAAGGCTTACCAATGATATAAAAACACTTATAGAAGAAAATGTATGAAGACAAAGACATAGAAAGAATACTGATAGGTAAACTTATTGTACATCCTGATCAGTATGTAAAACATCACGCAAATTTATCACCAGATTTATTTGTAAATGTGACATGCATTAATGTTTTTAATTCTTACACTAAATTATTGTCTAAGGGTATAGCTCCTGATCTTGTAAATTTATCAAAAGATCTTAAAGATACAGAAGACATGATAACTATTACACTTTCTAGAATGTGTAATGAAGACGCTTTTTTACCAATAGAAACAGAAACATGTATAATTAGATTAAAAGACGCTCAAACTAATAGAAATATATATGAGTTCGCTAAAGAATTATCTATTTATATAGAAAATAGAGAAGATTCTGCAAAAATATTAGAATATATAAATAAAAACACAGGTAAATTAGATGCAAATAATTTAGTAAAAGATAAAGAAATTAACGATCAATTGTTTGATGTGTTAGCTGAATTAGAAAGACGTATAAACTCTGATGGTTTAACGGGTATACCTACAGGATTTAATTCATTAGATAGGTTTACTGGTGGATGGCAAGATACAGATCTTGTTATTGTAGGTGGTGCGTCTTCTATGGGTAAAACTAGTTTAGCAATGTCATTTGCTTTAAACGCCGCTAAACAAAAAGTACCAACAGCTATATTTTCTTACGAAATGAGCTATCAACAATTGTTAATGAGAATGATATCATCAGAAACAGGCATAGATAATAAATGGTTGTTAAATGGTACATTAGACACAGATAACTTAAAGTTAATTCAAAATGAAATAACTAGGATAGAAAAGTATCCTTTATATATTGATGATTGTAATAGAACATCACTATCTTATTTAATAAATAGAATTAAAAAACTTAAGGCTACGAAAGATATTAAATTAGTTCTTATAGATTATTTACAATTAGTTAATGCTAGTACAAAGAAAAATAATAGAGAACAAGAGGTTAGTTTAATAGCTAGGTCCTTAAAAAACATTGCAAAAGAGTTAAACATAACAGTTATTGCGTTATCACAACTTAACAGAGGTGTTGGACTAAGGACAGAAAGTCGTCCTACTATGGCAGATCTTAGAGAATCTGGTGAAATAGAACAAGCAGCAGATGTTGTAGCTCTTGTATATCGTCCTGAATACTATGGTATTACAGAGGTAGACGGTGAAAACACTAGAGGTTTAGCTGAGATAATATTCGCTAAGGGTAGGAATATTGGTGTAGGAAAAATAAATATGGAATTTATACCAAGTTTAACAAAATTTGTGGACAAATAACCATATATTTTTCGTATATTTGACCAAGAAAGCAGACATTTAATGACTAAGAAAAAAAGTAAACTGGACGATATCGTTACAGAGATATCCGTAGAAATTAATATTAGTGAAAAAGACGTAAAAAACGCACTTAAATGGACATTTAAGCAAATAGTCACAACCTTAGTTTTGTGGAGAAAACCAGTGATGATCAGAGGTTATGTTAAATTTGTTCTCGCTAAAAAGGGAATCAAAAAGATCATAGAAGATTACAACAAATATAAAACAAAATTAAAATGAATTTAGAAGATTTAAAGAAAGAACTACCATATAAATGGAGAGTTCAATCAGCTAGGTATGGTAAAGCTACATGTGTAGCTTACATAGACGCTAGAGACGCTCAAGACTTATTAGATGAGGTTGTAGGACCTGGTAAATGGTCTACAGAATACTACGAATCATGTGGATTATTGATGTGTCGTGTTGGTATACACACAGAACATGGCTGGGTGTGGAAATCAGATACTGGTTCCGAGTCTAATGTAGAAAAACAAAAAGGTCACGCGTCAGACGCTTTCAAACGTGCGTGTGTATCATGGGGTATAGGTAGGTTTTTATATAGACTACCAATACAGACACTTAAAACAAAAGAATACAAGGGTAAAGAATATCCTTATGCACCAGAAAAAGATAAAATTATCTTTGATGGTGAGACACTAACAAAATATATAAACTGGAAAATTAAAAACAATGGATAGAACAATATCATTTAACTTACAAACTGTAGAAACAGGAACAAAACAAAAACCAACTAAAGACACAAAATATATTACACAAGGAGCTTATAATTGTGAAGTATTAAGTGTAGAAACATCTGCTTCAAGAGACAACTATAGTGGAGCTCCATACATTATGTTTAATGTAAAATCTGGAGATAAATTAGGTAGAGCTAGATTTTGGGCTATAAGAGAATCTGATAAACCGTCTTCTAAAGAATGGAAAGCAAAACAATTAAAAGACTTTTTAGTTAATTGTGGTGTTACAAACTTTACAGATGATACAGAATCTATTAAACAAGCAGTTGGTAAAAAAGTAAATATATGTTTTACATATGAAGAATATATATCTTACAATAAAGAAACTGACGAACCATTAATAAGAAAAGCTATAAAATATAGATGGTCATCTAAAGATGGACAAAAAATTGCTTATAAGGAAGATTATAATCAACCATTATCTAAAGAAGATATGAAAGATTATATGCAAAAAAAGGAACAATTTGATTCTGCTTCTAAACCAGAAGAAACAGAAGATCTACCCTTCTAAGTAAAACTGACAAATTTAGGGTAGAGATATTTTATTATCTTTGCCCTAAAAATGTCAGAAATATTTATACCAGGAAATGTACCTTCATCTAAAAATGGAAAAAGATGGACAGGAAAATATTTAATACACTCTAAAACAGTTATGAATTATATTAAAGAATCTAAAAATGATTATATAAATAATAAAGAATTGTTTATAGATATGTGTAAAGACAAAGAAAAACCTTATACAGTGTCCTTTACGTTTTACAGGGGGTCTAGAAGAAAGTTTGATTATATTAATCCTGCACAAACAGTACAAGATCTTATGGTTAAGTATGGTTATATAGAAGATGATAATTGTGAATATATTATACCTTGTTTTGAACCATATGAATATAATAAAGAAAATCCTGGTGTTAAAATTAAAGTATTATGAAATACGTATTTGTAGATAAATTTATAGAAGATTTTTGTGAACACTTTGATACACCTAGTAGTGTTTTACTGTCTCAAAACAGATCTAGAGATCTAGTAGATAAAAGAGCTGTCTTAGCTTTCTTTTTAAGAAATATGGCTAAAATGACTTGGTCAGAGATAGCTAAGCTTATGAATAGAACACATGCTTCTATAATACATTATGCAAAAACAATAGAAAATTTAGTTGATATATATCCACATATCAAAGAAATGTTAACTGTAACATATAAACTATATGATCCATATAAAGATAAAATAACATCAACTGGATCAGATATGTATTTAGCTTTGTTAGCAGATAACGAGAGGCTTAAAAGAAAAGTTGAAAGAAATCACAATTTAATAATAGAATTACTAAACTTAGAAAAAAATGGCACAGAGAACAAAAAACAAGAAGATAAACATAGCAGGACAGAAGTATAAAATACACGAAGATGTATACAAATACTTAGAAAACATTGCAAATGTATTACAAATGCACGAAATCGCTATGTTGGGCTGGGTAAAAAACTGTAAAGACAAAGAAGATAAACAGTATGAAAAAGAATTTCAAGATTACATATTATCAATACCACATGCACAACAGACTATTAGTCAAATGATTGAAGCAGATAAAAAACAAGAAGAACTAAAACAATCTCAAGGTTTAACAACACCAGAACAACGTGCAGCAATTCAAGAACAGTCTCTTGCTGCAATAGAAAGAGCTAGTCCTGAAACATTAAGGGATACCGGAGAATCAGTAGGGATCACTGGCAGAGCTTCGCTTCCTAATGTAAAAACAGACGTTACTACATCTGTTGGAGGATTAGGTTCTATTCCTACCTCTGATCAAGTGGGAGTATCACCAACGGGTGGGTTTACTGGTGTTAGAACCATGTCTGGTTATGGTGATTCAGGAATCATGAGCCAAGCTCCAGGGATCTCGGTTCCTAATGTAGACATAGGCGAAGCTGGGTTGGAGAAGGCTAGGGAAATAGCGGAAAGAGAAGCAGCTATACGAAACGCT